CTATTCTTTTTTATTTGTTTCTGAATCTGTCTTGCTTTCGACTGTATTTTTCAATCGGCGGACGATATTTACAAGGAATTTCGGAATCGGTGTACCTAACTCCGATAGATTTTCAAGAATTGAGATTAATTCGTTTATGATGAGCCATACTGCAACTATCAAGCCGAAATAATAGCTTGAAAACTCAATCCCTGCTGTGGCAAGTCCTGCACCGATGAGATAATCAACAACACCGCCCACGCATACGAGAACAAGATAGCTCAATTTCTTGAGTATGCCAATCAAGCCTGTCTTGCTCTTAATCTCTTTATTTTTGTATGCAGATGCCATTCCTGTGCAGTAATCTATAACCATTACCGCAAAGAGAACAAGAACAGGAATTAATAAGATGTTAAAATAAGCCGCCAATGCTCCGATAGCTACTGAAACAGTAGTTTGAATAATATTGTCTTTCATAGTTTAGTTATACCTCCAAATCAAGTTAAAGTAAGCTCAATACGGTCAATAGCCTTGCCCTTTGTTCCTGCGTAGCCGTCCTGCTTACTGTCTTTTTCGTCATCGTGCTGCCAATCGTAATAGTCTTCATTAACTGTAGAAACTCTGTATGTAGCCTTATAGTAGCTGCCGTGTGCGGATTTAACATCAGCAGGAGTTGTATAATAAATCTGTACAGCATCAATATCCATTCCGAGAATACCGGCATAGCCGTTTACATCATCATTAAGATTAAAGCCTGTAACCCAGCTAAGCCAGTGACCGCCTTTAATATGCACTCTGTACTTAATCTTACCTTTTGTTACTCTGATTGCAAGGCCGCTGATTGCCTCGCCGGCAATGCCTGCGAAGTCTGATAAACCTTTTACAGTTGGTAACCACTTACCGCCTGCAAATACGCAATATTCAATCGTAGGTTTATCATCTTTTTCAACTTTAGCGTCTTCTTTGCTTTCAGAGTTACTCTCAAGTTTATTTAAAAACTGTTCTTTCCACAGCTTGTCCTTTGCTGATGAACCGCACCAAAAGCCCGGGCAGATTTTACCGTTAGCGTCATAATGGCGAATTACTTTGTCTTTTTTGATGTTATACTTTTTCATAAGTCGTTGAGCAAGTAAGATTACATTTTCAAGTGTCTTGCCTGTGCATTCTGTTGTTGAACCTGCAATTTCAATTCCGATTGAACGGCAATTAATATCCCAGTCGCCTGCATGCCACGCAATGTTTTTATCTGCAACAGATCGCACAACCGTTGTATCGTCGACAAAATAATGTGCCGATGTTTCGACTACATTGTTCTTGAAGTAGTTACCATTGTTTTCTGCTGTGTCGCCGTTGTTGCCGGTGTAATGAATAACAAGTGTATCAATTTCAGAAGATTTTCTGTTGCTCTCTGTGAAATTACCTTTATTGCACCATATTTCTTTAAATTTATAAGACATATTTATACCTCCCATACCGCCATAATAGCGTTATAATATTCCTCCGAAAGCTGTTCTTTTAAGATTGACTTATCCTCATCACAGTTTTTGTAAGCGTTGCGGACATTCTCACCGACCTGCACATCTTCGCCGCCGAGATTGATAAACTTCTGTCTTAACACGCTCACGCTGTCCTTTGTAAGCATATCGAGTGTGATTTTTTCTTTAAGTTCCATAGAATTACCTCCTACTGTCTGATATATGTAATTGTA